GTGCAGTACAAAAGCGAAGAACAGGTAACCGGAGAATACAAGGATATGAAATTAGAAATACCACTGTTCCGGGAAGTGGGTTATACAGATGATAAGAAAGTAGTAGCAACCTTTACAATCCGGGAGAAAACCGAAATAGAGAAACGTCTGGACAAATTAGAAAAGGGACAGGCTGTGCAGGATGGGGCAATCTTGGAACTGGCCGGAGTAGTAGGAGGGAACGCTTAATGGTAGAATTCTATGTTATGAAAATAAAGGATGGAACTATTACAATAGACGAGGTTTCAGATATGTGGAAAAAGAAAGTACAGGCACGATTATAAGATACGAAAGAAGGTGCAAAGATGATAATTGCTAATTTTGACAAAGGCAGCACCCGGGAAGATGTATTTCGGATATATCAATATAATTACGGCCAGGTTCTCCGTATCCAGGGTCTCACCCTTCCAACTGCGGTAGAGGTACATTTCTCTTTGCAGAACACAGGCGGAGAAACAACTACTCGTATCGGTGTCACGAAAGATGGAGTGACAGATGTGGTGATTCCAGACAGCCTCCTGGAAAATGGAGACATTGCACAGGATTATGAAATCTATGCGTTTGTGTACCTCAGAAACGAGACAAGCGGACAGACCGAGTGCAAGATTACACTACATATTACTTCCAGACCAAAGCCGGAAGCCTTTGACCGCCCGGAGGATGCAGAAATTTTTAAAGAAGCAATCAAAGCAGTAAATGAATCTGCAGCACGTTCCGCAGAATCTGAGAAACAGGCAGAGGGTTGGGCACACGGAAGAGAGGACTTGCCGGAAAGAGCACAGGATAATGCCATGTACTATGCCGGGAAGACCGAAAAGGATGCAGAAAAGACCGCAACAGACAGAAAAGAAGTCAAAAGACTTGTAGAATCTGTATCCGGGATAGGTGAACAGGTAGAAAAGGTAGAGGGTCTTATGAAACAGGCACAGACATCCGCTACAAATGCAGCTCTGTCGGAACAGGCTGCAAAAGAATCTGAGAACAATGCTGCACAGGCAAGGGCAGGAGCAGAAGCAGCAGAGGACAATGCAGAACTGGCAGCACAGAAGGTAGAACAGGATAAGGCTATCGTAGAGCAGGCAAAGAACATTGTGAAACAGATGGGGCAGGAAGTCTTAGACAATAAGAATCTTGTAGATGAGGCGGCACAGGATTTTGATTTAAAGGCACAGCAAGCCCTTGCAGATGTGAACAACGCTGGACAGGCACAGACAGAGCGTGTGCAAACTGCCGGAAATGATGCTGTAGAATCTGTTAGGGCAGCACAGGGTACGGCTACAAGGGCGGTAGAGACAGCAAAGACCGAAGCAATTGAAGCAGTACAGACAGAAGGAACAACCCAGGCCGGGAATGTCTCCGCAGAAGGAGAAAAGCAGGTACAGGCTGTGCAGAGTGCGGCACAGGAGATTATTGCAGAACGGGAGCAGATACAGATGAACAAAGAGGGAGTTGCTAAACTAAAGGAAGATATAGGAAATAAAGCTCCTGCAATAATAAAAAAAGCATCAGGAAAAACTATTATTATAAATGATTCTTCGAACCTTCCAATAAAAGCATTGTCTGGAACAGGAAAAATCATAATTACAGGGAAGAATATTCTTAGGACAGAAAAGAGAAATGAATTCATTCCATTCGAAGCAAAAGCTGGTACGCTATTTACACTTATCACCAACGGAGAATTGAGCGAAGGTGGGAATATTAAGTTTATAGATGAAAATGATGAAGAAATATGGTTCCCTATTAATAAAGGGGAGACAAAAAAGTCTTCAACAATAAAAAAGAACGTAAAAGGGTATGTGAATTTGCTTTCTCCAAAAGAGGGACTGAAATACTGTCTTTCTACTGGGGAAAATGATGAATACGAAGAGTATGTGGAGCAAGTGATTACCGCTCCAGTTGATAGCGAGCAATTAAAGACAATTCACACAAATTACCCTACAACCGTGCTGACATCAGAAAACGAAATATCTGTTGAGTATGTAGCGGATACAAAACATTACATAGACAAGAAATTTGAAGAGCTTAATCAAGCAATCGTGAACACACAGATTGCATTATTATAAGAAAGGAAGATGTTTATGTACGAAATTTTTAAAAATGTAATTAATTCAAAGAGATATGCATTGGACGATATGCTCAAAAAAATTGATACTCTTTGGGTACAGGGAGATATTACAGAAGAGCAGAAAAAAGAGCTTGTAACACTTGCTCAGACAAATGCTAATCCAGAAAATTCTAACGCACCATTACAGACACAGATTGAGGAAATTGCAAAGAAGCAGCTTGCACTGGAAGAAACAGTAACTGCTTTAAGTGCTACAGTACAGAAAATCAAGGAAACTGTAGAAAGTGGTGGTACAGTTGTTCCAGAACCAGAACCTCCAGTCACAGAAGAATGTCCTGCATGGGAACCTTATAATGGCATTCCACCTGTGAAATGGCAGACAGGCTCTAAATGTACACATAACGGTAAGAAATGGGAGTCTATGGTAGATAATAACGTCTGGGAACCGGGAGCATTCGGTGTCGGAGCAGAAATCTGGAAAGAGATCATGCAGTAAACTAAAGGATTATATAGTTAAGCAAACAGGAAAGGAAAATACATATGGAAATCAGAGCAAGACCTTAATGGTCTTATTTTATTGCAGAAAAATAAAAGGAGATAGCATATGGACACACCTATTACCAGGGCGGAGCATGAGGAATTCCGCCGGAGAATGGAAGATGAACACAAGAGAATGAACCACAGACTAGGTGATTTGGAAGAAACTGTCCGGCAGATTGGCGAACTGACCGCATCTGTGCAGAGCCTTGCCCAGTCTGTGGAGCAGATGGCACAGAGCCAGTCCAGACAGGAAACCAGGCTGGAAGAGTTAGAAAGCAGAGACGGGGAAATGTGGAGAAAAGTCGTTGGATATGTCTTAACGGCAGTGATCAGCGTTACAGTCGGATTTATCTTTTCCCAGATTGGCATGTAAAGGAGGAAATGAGTATGTTTAAGAATTGCGTATTGAAAGTATCTGTAGATACAAAGAAATGGTTAAAAGCGGCAGGAATCCGTGCAGTTAAAACCATGGCACAGACAGCCGTTGCAGTGATTGGTACCGGGGCAGTCATTTCCGCGGTAGATTGGCAGATGGTGGTATCTAGTGCGGTAGTGGCAGGAGTGGTAAGCGTACTTACCAGTGTGGCAGGTATTCCAGAGGTTACGGAGGGCAAATAAAGCCCTCCATTTTGTTACGCCGGGAAGGCAGAAAGGAAGAAGAATATGAGTAATAGTTCTTTAGTGAATTACACAAAAATCAGTCCAAATCGGACAAGTCCGAGAAATCATAAAATTGACCGTATTACTATCCACCACATGGCAGGGGATTTATCTGTGGAAACATGCGGAAACGTCTTTGCTCCACCCAGTAGGCAGGCAAGCTCTAACTACGGAATTGGCTCAGATGGTAGAGTTGGTATGTATGTAGAGGAAAAAGACCGTAGCTGGTGTTCTTCCAGTGGTGCAAATGACCACCGGGCAGTTACAATCGAGGTTGCGGACGACAACAACAACCCTTGGCATTGTTCTGATGCTGCCATGAAAACATTGGTGGAGTTGTGTGCAGATATTTGCCGGAGAAATGGTATTGCTAAACTGGTTTACACCGGAGATACCAGCGGAAATCTGACCATGCACAAGTGGTTTGCTGCTACTGATTGCCCTGGTGCTTTCTTAGAGAACAGATTCCAGTGGATTGCGGATGAGGTCAATAAGAAATTAGGTATTTCTACCGCTCCTGCACCTGCTCCGAAACCACAGCCTGCACAGCCAGCCGGAAACCAGATTGTTAAAGATGGCCAGGTTCATGCACGCAATTTCGCATCCCCTGGGCTTATGGCAGATGGAATTCGTGGAGCCAATACAAAAAGAGCAGGAATTAGAGCTTTGCAGCAAGCAATGAACTTAGATTATCATGCAGGACTTGCCCTGGATGGAATCTGGGGTTCAAAATCAGAAAGGGCATTAGGAAGACATACTGTCCGCAGAGGAGAAACCCAGTATATGGTCACAGCCCTCCAGATTTTGCTTATGCTTAAAGGATACAATCCAAGCGGTTTAGAAAATCCAGGTATTTTCGGCTCTGGGACAGAAGCTGCCGTAAGAAAGTATCAGGCAGATCATAGACTTACCGTGGATGGAATTGCAGGATATAATACATTTAAGTCTCTGATTCAGTAAGAAAAATCCTCCCAGACTGGCAATCTGGGAGGAAAAAACAAGTTTTTTCATCTTCGGAATCGCTGAACCCTGCATAAAATAAGGGGATTTCATGCATTTGTTTGACTAAATTTTTGACTAAATTTTATGGGTTTTTTAGGGTATTTTTGAGGTTTTTTAAGGATTTTCCAAACAAACGTTCTGATACAAAAAAGTAACAAAAAAAGCCTGAAACCCTTGTAAATACTGGTGTTTCAAGCCTTTTAGGACTAAGCTGAAAAAGGGACTTGAACCCTCGACCCCTTCATTACGAGTGAAGTGCTCTACCAACTGAGCTATTTCAGCACTGCTTACAGTCAT